AGGTGTCTCGGACTGATGTTTTTATTCCTAGTCGCTCTTTCACAAGAGCAACAACTATTCCACTATCCATAGCCTAACTGCCGGACGCATTTATCTCCGCTTGGGCGGCTATAGCTGCGTCCTTTCCTCTCACTTTTTCTCCTGTGGACAATTCGTAGTATCCACCGCCAAGTTGTTTAGGCCACTCAGTTGTTTCACCACCAACATTATCCACGACTTCAGCTTCAACCCCATCCACCACTTCAGCTTCAAGGATAATCCCTAGTCCGGCACTATTCAGCTTGTCAATCATCTCAACAGGTAGGTCAACTGTTTCACCTGGCTTAAACTCCCGATCAAAACCTACAAAGTATCTTATAACTGTCGCTTTCATCTGCTCACATCCTAACTAATAGTATAGGCCGCACTCAGAATAGCCGAATTAGTCAGGCCGCTCTTAATTGCAATCGCTTTTATTGTCGCAGTTGCAGCGACAGCAATCGGTCCATTATAAGCAGTCTTAGTAGCGTCCGGAGTGCTACCATCAACAGTGTAGTAGATAGTAGCTCCAACAGTTGCACAGGTCAAAGCAACGCTCTGAGCTCCTGTGTAAGTACCTGCAATCGGCAATGCTCTAGGAGTTGCTACAGTGTTAGCGATATCAGAGGCAAAGGCTACTACAGTAGTCGGAGCAGTATTAGCAATATTAACCATCACAAATCCTTCGCCGATAACCGGCATGCCATCATACCTTGCAGTGCCCTTAAACACTGTCTGATCCTCAATAAATTTCACTTGATCAGAGGATGCTAACTGACTGCCTGACCGCTCAGCCAACAAATAGAGTGAGCCGTAACCGCCGATGATATCGTTGTCAGCCATAAATTCTAATAAAACTACATCCCCACCAATGATGGGCATGGTTTTATTTGCTGTAGCAACAAGAGCACCTGCAGCGTTAAAGGTGATAGACTTCGCAAGTATGACAGCATAGGTATTGCTGTTCATTACCCACCATCTCTCGCCATTGCTGTAATTTGGTTTGGCAATGAATAGCTTCAGGGTTAAAGCAAAAAATTCTGCAGGAGTCATGCTGGACGGGTCAATTTTCTGTATGTTGGTGCTGTGCAGGTCAGTCCATGCGGGAGCATGTGTACCCCAATAAGCCGGCTGCGCAGTCTGAGCCAAGCGGGTAGCAGTGCCAACAGGCATTTTGGCACCAGTACCAAACAGGATTGCCTTATCAATCGCAAAGCCGAGTGCCTGACCAAGTACATCTAATATTTCATTTGCAAGGTTAAGATCGCTATCCTCCAAAGTTGAGTTAGGGATAGGAACAAATCCACCAACCTTATACCCGTCTACTTCCACCTGGTTAAACAGCATGGCAAGTTCATTTAAGCTGCCAACAGTTTCTGTCCAAATAGCTTCCGGGATAGTACCCGCAACATTCTGACGTGCTTTGCCTGGAACCGGCTTTAAGTTGATTTTGGTAATTAATTTGCTGTAGCGGTGCAGGTTATCCCTTAGCAAGTCAAGCACAACTTCGGGTACAGTTAGTTCTGCGCCCGTAACAGCTCTTTGCTGTCCTTTAAAACCGCGCACCCTTACCAGAAAATCTTTTACATCATCACGCTCAATAAATGCGCTGCGTTGCTCAGGAGCAAGCACGCCTAAAAACTTCATACGGTTACTCATCGGTATGTCACCCTTCCTTTGTTCTGGCACCTGTAACGGGATTGCTGCCGGAGGTGGAGTTGCTGCCCGTTTGTCTATCTCGTCCAGCTCCTGCTGCAGTGCTAAGATTTCATCCTCCAGCTTTTTCTTTTCACTATCGTTAGTCGCCTGGTCTGATTCTAGGGCCTGCTGATCAGCTTCAAACGTTGCGACAGCTTCATCAACAACAGTTTTATCTGCTTCCGGGGTATCATCGGTTATTTCGTTAACTGCCGCTTCCAGTTCTGCCTCACGGGTTTGCAGTTCTGCACGCCTAGTTAAAAACTCTGCGTCTCTTTGCCTCAGTTCATCCAGCTGTTTTTTAATTCCGGCAATACGCTTACTTAAAAGTAACTGTTTTAATGCCATTTTTTTAACCTCACCTTCATGCTTTCCCGCCATGCCTGAGCTTGCCGGGCCTTAACCTGCTCATAGTCTTTCTTTCGGGCTGCTACCGAAGTGTCTTCGTAGGCCGCAAAGGTTACCACTGACACTTCATAGAGTTTTACTTTTTTGATAGTCCAGTGAACACTTCCGTTTTCACCCCAGGTTGTTTCTTCATCTAGGATGTCAAACCCAAAACTGCACTGGTCAACGTCTCCGCGATCAACCCTGGCGTAAAGGTTTAGTGCGTCCTGGTCAGAAGGATTAATTTTCACCCTGCCCCACAGACCACGAGCATCAATTTTAAGCTCCAGTGTAGCTGCCTTATTGCGCCCAAGGACTAACCTTGTTTCATGATCGATTAATGCCCTGACATCATCAGCCAGAGCACCATCAAAAGCACCAGAATCAATACTTTCAGTTGCACCTTTCCAAAGCTCATACACACCTCCGAAAGTTGCAAAGTAACCTTCAATATATTTATCTTCCCCGTCCATAGCTGCCCGGAACTGTGTGGGTAGACTGCGGGCCTGTCTTACTCCCCTGTTAATTTCCTTGCTAATTTCCACCACCCCCCGTTAGTTTCTTTTGCTGTCCTAACATGCTGGCCGGTACGTAGTTTTCCAACGCTAACAGCTCTTCCATGTCGGCATCAGGCGCCATGCCTACCCAGTCTCGCCACTCATTACGCCTCATAGCCATGCGATCTACCATGGCAGAACCAGCTTCTATAATGTCGGCCAAGCTGTAGGCAAATAGACTGCGTGGATTAAAACGCCAATACAGGTCAGGACTATACAGCAACTTCCTTGTTAATTCCTGTTCGATACTCTGAGCTTTCGGCATCAGTCGGGCAGAAATAAAATTATTAAACTCATCTTTATTAAAATCCCCAACCCCAACCAAAAAAGGAGGAACGCCAAAGATACCAGCAACTACCCGCTTATCAATCTCCATATTTTTAGCGATCGCCAAATCATTCATGGTTAGGGGTTTTACTTGTACCACGTCAAACGCATCTGCCGGGATAAACCAGGGCCTGCCGTTCTCTGAGGAATCAAGATACTGTTTAGATAATTTAGTCCTGCCTTCTACGCTTGCAAATTCATCAATCAACCCGTCAACTTTAACAACGATAGAAGGTGCCGGGCTCTCCATTAGAGATTGTTTTGTTTTTCCAGCTTGCCTAATTCCCTTCAAGACATCTTTTAGGACTGCTCTAAATCCAGTGCCCACCCAGGGCCTTTCCGGATCCGGATTAATGACGAAGTGTAAAACCTCATCCGGATTAAATGCCTGTCCGCCGCAACGTATCAAATACCCATCTGCCGTATCAACAAAACTAACTCCTGATGGTTTGAGCGGCTTAAGGTTATCTAAGTAACCATCGACGTATTGTGGGTAAGTAACCTGATTTCCGTTACCCGGTAAGAGCAACGTCCACACCAAGTTATACATAAAGGCTTTCCTGCCCATCAGTCGGTTAGGTTCAATATCCAACTTCCTTGATAGTTCGTTCTTTACTCGTATATCGCCCTGAGCAGTGTTCTGCATTAAGTACAGTGTCATACTGCTAATCAGATCTGCGTAAACGTGTGCACACATACGGACTTCAGGGCAATCGGACAGCCTTGTATATTCGCCAGTCGTTAAAACATTATAGGCGTCAACAGAGCAAAGCCAGGAAGTTGCATCTCTCTTCTGTGTCGGAGCTTGTGTTGGTGCCCTGGTATGCTTACCGCGTTTTTTACTCATCGAGCCACCCCCGCGCCTTAGTTGATTTCTCAAGATTTTCAAGCATCTGTACTGTTGCAAATACATCTGCATCAAATATATCTATCCGCTGATTTGGCATAACCTTTTCGTACTGCATCATATCGTCAGTCTTTTCAATTCCTCTGACGTTTTGGACACAATACTCATAAGCTTGCGAATGTAGGTAATAAAAGTTACCATCTTTTGCTGCTTTTTCGATGTGTCTAAAACCCTCTGATTTTTTATAAAAATACTGTGGTTGGTCAACAATCTTAAAACCTGCTTTTTTCATCCCTAAAAAAAACTCACGGCCAAACTTTTTATCAAAACCTACCTGTTTAATTTTAAATCCTATATTTCTCATTCGTTTAAACCAATTAATAATATCGCTGTAGTTTACGGTAGGCGTGTTGCACATATCAAGCCATCCGTCATCTTTCCAGCCGAAAAGCGGGATACTATCTTCATCAGCTTTTTTATGTGCGGCAATGATGGGAAACCATGCGTGAGTTACTGAAATATCTACTCCCTCATACTGTCCGTGCAAAGCTGAAGCAGTCAAATCGTGCATTTTAGATAAGTCCCCGCCTCCATACCATGTAATCGGTAGCTTAGCCAGTTCCTCCAATGTCCAACTGTATTTACTGTCTGACCGTTTAAACTCATCAACGTTAAAGTAAGCCTTCATAGCTGCAGTGTAGACATTTAGAGATTTTGAAAAAAAGTCTTTCCTCAGCTGTGGATCGCCCTGGGCCTGAAGCGAATCATTAATCATATCGTCAGGGCGTATCGTAATACCATAGTTAGGATTGGCTTTTTCGTGCTGAACTGGGTTTGTGTAATCTACATCACCGGTTACCGGATCCTCTTCTGCCTTACAAATAAAGACGTAGTAAGACTCATCCCTTATAATAAGTTTAAGAATCTTAAGGCAATACTGAAGTTTTTGGTAACAAAAGCTGGTCATATCATCACCAGCTGTTGTAATTCCAATCATCAACTTATTTGAATAAGCCTTCATGGCCTCTTTGATGATGTTATATTGCTTTGGCTTTTTGTATGCGTGTATCTCGTCGGCAATACCAATATTGCAATTAAGAGAATCCTGCTTATCTGGGTTAGCCGCCAATG